TTACCCATTGCCCTGCCCCATGAGGGCTTCGACCGCGCGCAGCACCTCATCGCGTGAGGCTGCGTCCGGTCTGTCCTGAAAGGCCTTGACCTGACGGAAAACAAGTTCGGTCTCGACGGCCTGCGCCATGCGTGCAGCGCTCTCGCGCACAGCGGTCAGCTCGTCCTGGGTCAGACGGCCCAGCATCTGTTCGAGTTTGTGATTGAGTGCGGCATACTGTGCGGCAAGCTCGCTCATCTCCTGCCGCGCGGCTGCGCTCATCTCCACTCTGGGCGGCAGACTGTCCCGCACCGTCTGGGACGGACGGGGCGCAGCCTGTGCGCTGGTCACCTCGCCGTCAAGCTCGGACACGTCCACACCGAAGTAGGACGCGACGCGCTTTTTGGTGGCGAGGGACACCGAAATGACCCCATTTTCCCACTGGGAAATCAGACTGCGGGACACACCGGTCTGACGGCTCAGCTCCTGCTGGGTCAGTCCGGACTGTTCGCGCAGCGTTTTGAGCCGTCCGGCTCCGCTGGACTCATACACGTTTCGTTCCTCCTGCGTTCGTTTTGTGTTCCGGTTTTGTTCTCCCCTATCATACCGGATTTGACAAAACTTGTCAATGTTCTGACATTCCGTTTGACATTTTTTGACATTCATTTGACATGTGTTTAAACATTGTCAAATGTTCTATCTGAACATGTCAGAACAAATGTCAGCCCGAACCAAACAGGTTTTTTGACGTGTATGCACGATTTCAGATGGTTTTTGTCGGTCAGGGACGGGGAAACCGGTCGGATTTTGTATCCGTTTTGCCGGTGTTCTCCCCTGCCCTGCCATCTCGGTCAGTCGATGTTCAGGCCATCGCGTGACCGGTCTTTTTGTGTCATATTGTGACTTTTCTTACAGGTTTTGACTGTACAGAGCCTGTTTTGCTCCCGCTTTGTGCCGCGTCTGCCTACCGCACATCACAGGTCATACAGACCGGCGCGGTCGTTGATAACCAGCGCATTGAGCAGGGTGTCGTTGAGCGGCAAGGTGCCGTCCTCCTGCCGTCTGAGGTAATTTTTTGCCAGCAAATAGCGGACGGTGTCCCGACCCCATTCGGGTACCTCGTCGAGTGTGCGGTACTGTGCTTCCATCGCGTTTTCTCTCCTTTCGGCTGTTACTGACCCAGCTTGCGCAGGGCTGCAGCGCGCAGAGAGCGCGCGGTCTCCTTGTCAATACCGGCTGCCTTGAGCATCTGGTCGGTGGGCATGACACCGGCATTCAGGAACGCCATCGCACGGGTGTACGCCTGCTTTTCAGCCGACTGCGCCGCCGACTGGCTGAGCTTGTCGTAATCGTAGGTGCGGTCGTACCAGTCCTGCGCGGCGGTCTGCTCACGATCGAGCACATCCTGATACTGGTTGTAGGCGAAGTCCCGCTCGTCCTTGTAGATCGCGTAATCCTGCGCCAGACGGTCGGTCTGACGGTCGTAGGCTGCGCCCGACAGCCCGGCCAGGGTCTCGATCTCACTGAGCAGGCTGTTCTGCTCGGACTGGTACATCTGCCACGCCAGCTGGTACAGCTCGGGCACGACATCGCCCACCTTGCTGTTGTAATAATCCCGCGCCTGCGAGGCTGCCGCGACGGCTGCCGTGCTCGCCTGCCCACCGGTCAGCGCTGCCGCTTCTCCGAGGGTGTTCTTTGCCGCACGGTCGCCCTCTCTGCGGTAGGTATCGCGGTAGGACTGGAATACCGGGTCGGATTCCGGGTCATAGGAAAAGGGCTCGCGGGACTCCAGGCGGCTCAGAGCGCTCTCCAGACGCTCGGCATAGGGATCGGTATACGATGCCGTACCGCCGCTCACAGCGCCCGTCTGCGCGCTCGTATTGTACAGACCTCCGAAGGTACTGTTGCGGTTGATGTAATCGCGTGCGGCGGTGTAGTACGCGTCGTAGGCGTATTGCTCGTGACCGGGCTCAGAGGTCGCCTTGTTGACGCGCTGGCGCAGCACACTTTCGACCTCGGCGGCACTGGCACCGGCCTGCATCATGCGGCGCAGGCGATCGGCATAGTCGACCGAGGGATCGTAACTTTGGTAAGCCATAAAAAGAAATTTCCTCCTTTGTGGATTGATTGGGATGAGTCAGCACCGCACCCCTTACTGAAAGTTTCGCCAGCCTTTTCAAAGGCTGCGGGTTCTCAGGGCAGAGCCCTGAGTCGCGCTCCGCAGAGCGCGAAATCCCCTCTTTGATTCCGGCCAAAGCCGGAATCAACTAAACTCTCGTTCAAAGCGCCGCCCGCAGGCGGCAAGACTCTCTGCGCGCAATGCGCGCTCATGGGAAACCAACCTGCGGGTTGGTTCCCCCCTGCCGCAGCCGCACCAGCGGTGCAGCTTCCGGGGAATCTCGCATGAAGTGCAAACGGAATGCAAAAACGCTGGAGGCGTTTTTGATGAGCGCACTTTGTGCGCGGAGTATTTCGCTCGCTCCGGCGAGCGATTATTTGTTTATTTTGGTTGATTCCGGTCGTTGACCGGAATCAAAAGGGGTGTTTCGAGCCTGCGGGCTCGCCTCAGGGCTCTGCCCTGAGAACCCGCGGCCTTTTGAAAAAGGCCGGCGAAAACTTCATTTCGCACACTCGTTTTATTCGCGCTCAGCGCGAGAACGAGGATAGTGGCCTACGGGCTGCGGGCGGGAATGGGTGCGGCGCACGGGCGGGAATGGGTGCGGTGTCGTTTACAGGATCTTCTCCTCGCCGCGATAGATGCCATCTGCGCGGAAGTAATAATCCACGCCGCCTGCACGCAGCTGGATATAATCATCGGCTTTCATGTAGATATGCCCCTGATATCCGGCTTCGAGTGCCAGCTGGGCATCGGCCTGGATACGGATATTATTGCCGTAACGGCTCTCGATGAACAGGTCGGGGTAAGTACCCGAATAGACCTCGATCGCGCCGACGATGTTCTCCATCGCAACGTCGCCATTGTAGAAATACAGGGCACCCACGCCGTCGGATGCGACGTGCAGGTCGCCGGTGGTGATGTTATTGCCGTTGATGACGCTTTCACCCTCGCGTTCGAGGGCGCGGAAGGTGACCATGCCGGTGAAGTCGAAGCCGTCGACGGTCTGCTGAAGGCTGGAATACTTGCCGTTTAAGTCCTCGACGCGGGTCTCGATTTTGTTGGCGGTGACGTTGATCGAAGTCAGACCCATTTCGGTGTTGTAGACGCGGGCGGCGAGGGAATCTGCGGTCTGGGTGAGGGTGGACAAATTGCCCTCAGCCGACTCGACGCGGGTGGTCAGGCCGTCGGCGGTCTGCATGACGGCAGACAGGTCGCCCTCGGCGTTTTCCACGCGGGTGAGGATGCCCTGAGCAGTCTGCTGGATCTGGGACAGATTGCCCTGTGCGTCCTGCATCTCGCGGTTCAGGGTGTCCAGCCCCTGCACGTTGTCCTCGTCCAGGTTCATGAGCACAAAGCGCAGCATTTCGGTGAGCGACGTGGTGTAGTCGTGCAGTTTTTTGACCGTCGCGGGCAGGTCATTGGGGTCGTATTTGGGCAGCGCGTCTGTGGTTAAGACTGCCATGAAAAAATCACTCCTTTCGGGTTTACAGATCGTCCGGGCCGTCGGGGTGCAGGATACGTACGATCGATTGCAGAGTCACGTCTCCCCTGCCGGTCACGCGCAGCCAGAACTGCATGCCGCGCACGGCGGGTACGGGGATGCGCGCTCTGCCGTCTGACAGTCTCCCGCTCGCCCAGACCGGCATCCAGTCGCCGCGCTCGGTGCGCACGGCACAAGCCAGCGTGCACTCGCCCACGCAGTCGGCCAGGATGGTCAGACCGGTCAGCACGGCTGGTGAAGTCTGGCGGAAGGGGCCGAACACGGCGGCAAAGTCGGTGTTTTTGCGATCGGTGCCGGTCTTCCAAAGCGCCGTCTCTTCGGCCAGATACCGTGCCCCGTCGTGGCAGGCAAACTGCACGGCTTTCCGGCTGTCCACGGGCAAAAAGGCGGCCTGTTCGATGTCGTAAATGAGGGTCTCAGGCTGACCGTCTCTGAGGCCGGACAGCCACAGTTTGTGACCGTCCTCGCCCATGCACATGTCGGTGTATCCGGCATCGCCCAGCGGTGCGCTCAGGCGGTCAGGAATGCCGCCGCCGTAGGCCATCAGGCCATCGCGCGCCCACCAGTAAACGGTCTCACCGACGTTGCGGATGGCGCGTTCACACCCGGCCTGTACGCCCGGAATGCTGCTGACCTGCACCTGAAAGTTGGACGGCTTCGCGCCGTAGATCTTGTGCACGCAGTTTTCCTTGAAGCACAGCACGTGACTGGACGCAGCCGCAATGCCGGTGAACGCGCCGTCGGTGCCGACCTCGGCCTCAAACGCATCGGTCGCCAAACCCTCGTACACCATCCAGTTGAGCGGGTCGCCGAGCACCGAGCAGCACACGGCGTTATCATGTACGCCCCACAGGCGGTTGTCCTTTTCGCAGACAAAGTCGAGGTCGGGCACCTTGCGGGTGACGATGATCGCGCTCTCAGTGCCCGCGGTAAAGCATCCCTCGGAGAAAATCAGCGTATTGCCGTCGATCTCGCGCACGACGGCGGTCTTGTTGTTTTCCGGGTAGCGGGTGCACTTTTCGATGGTCACGCCGTCCCCGACCGAAAAGCCCTTGGTCGTGGTCAGTTCGAGCGAATCGTCGGTGAAGGTCGCACCGCCGACCACGCGCGCTTCCATGTTCTGCAAGCCGCCGCTCTCGCCCAGCGTCAGATATTGCTTTTCGGGAAACAGGAACAGGCGCTTGCCCAGCACGACCATCTGGTGTTTTTCGTCGCGCACGCCGCCCTTGTTGACGCCGTCGACGTACAGATTGCCGCCGCTCGTCCAGATCAGACAGCCGCAGGCCGAAAGCAGGTCGGTGCACGCGGTCAGATCCTGGACTTTCTCGTCGGTCGGACACACGCGCAGGGCGGGCAGCGCGTCGGTGGACAGGTGCAGACCGTCGCGCACCGCACCGGCAGAGGCGCGGTCACGGCGATCCAGACCGGAAAAGCTGTCCGTGCGGGTGCGCGCGGGAGACGTGCCCGAAAGGTAGGGGTAATCAGCCATAGGCGACCACCTCCGCGCCGCGCGGGGGCAGGTTTTCGCGTCGATGTGCCCGTGCCCAAGTCTCGTACAGGCCGTTATAGAGCGCAAGTTCTGCGTTGTAGCGGTCGTATACGCCATCCATCTGCGCGAGCAGGGCGGCGGCGAAATGGACGTAAGCCATGTCGTAGGGCGCGGGGATGGACAGCTCACCGCCCGGCGCTTCGGTCAGCGGCTGCTGACCGAGCACCTCGGCGCGGGCGATATTTTCGGCTTGCAGGACGAGCGGGAGCGCCTCGTCGTCGCCGTGGGCGGTGGGCCAGCGGCGTGCGAGCTGCTCGAGTGCCTGCTGCATGGTCATCGAACCGCCTCCCCTCGCTCGTGCGCCCGGCGCATCATGGACTCTGCGAGCTTGTCCTGCTCAGCTGAGTCGGCCAGTGCGCGTGCAAACATCGGACGCACCTTGACCGGCACGCCGCGCTTAATCAGGCAGCTCTCGCCGTTGACGCAGACGAACACGTCGTCCTGATAGCGGTCGCCGTCGGCAAACAGGGTGATCTCAACGAGCTCTTCGTCTTTCTGGTTGGCTTTGTTCATGGGTCAGTCTCCTCCCTTTTGTGTGTCGCTTTTATTTTGCAGGATTTTAAATTTTATCCTGCATTCCGTTATTCATCTTTCGGATAAATATTCCGAAATCACTCGCCGGTAAACGTGGACGTGGTCTCGATGCGCACCATGTACGCCTCCTGCAGACGGACAGCGGCCTTGGTTGCCTTCCAAGCGACCGACGCGCGCTGATCGAGCGGATCGGACGCGCCGCCCGAGCCCAGCTGCTTGACGATGAGCGTCAGACCGCCGCCCTCGATCTCGGTGGTGCCGTAGGCGTTGTCGCCCAGAATCAGGGTAGCGTACACGTCACGGCCTTCCGAGCCCGCACCCTCGAACACCTTGGCCTCGGAGGTCTCGACAAAGCGGACGTTCTCGATCTTGCCGATCTCGCCCTCGTAAATGCCCTCCGGGTCGGAATAGGACTTGACGTTCACCCACTTGGGGTCGCTCATCAGGTCGTAGGCAACGTCCGGGTGGATGATGCCGATAAAGCTGTCGCCGATCGGCTCGGCATCCTGCTTTTTGAGCGTGCGCACGGCGCGGCGGACGGCATCGACGGTCAGGTAGTGGTTGCCCTCCTCCTTGCCGCCGACCAGCTGGTTTCTCTCGGTGACCTGACCCTCGGCGTACTGGACATTGGTGCCGCCAGCCAGCACCTCGCGGGTGATGGCGTCCAGGGTCTTGCCGGCCTGTGCGCCCAGCTGCTTGGCAGCAATGACCAGATTGTTGTCGATGGCGGTCAGCACGACCATATCGGACAGCTCGACATAGCCGCCGTACTGCTGTACCGGAGCCTCGACGGTGGAAATGGTCAGCTGCTGGCTTTCCGGGGTCACGCCCTCGGTCAGCGGCGTGGTGGACACGGGCAGCGGGCTGACCTTGCGGAACTCGATAGTCTTGCCGCGGCCTGCCGGGATGGGACGCTTCTGACCGAACTGATCGTGCACCAGCTTAGGGCTAGAGCAGTCGATCAGATAGTCGTCGTAGTAGGTCTTGATCTCGTCCGGCATGGTCTCGGTGGTGTTGATGGCGAACAGCTGATAATCAAACTTAAAGGACATAGATGTTTCTCCTTTCGTGTGGAACATGAATTTTTTACAGCGTGATGCGCTCACCGCGCAGGGCACGGCGTGCGATTTCGGCGCGGGATTTGGGGTCGGACGCACCGTAATGCATGGGCAGACCGGCCTGCGGGGCGGCACCGCTCTCGCGGGGACGGCGGGACAGCGCAGCCATGCGGACGGCGGTGCGCACAGCGGCTTCGCGTGCGATGTCGGCCTGAATGTCGTCGAGATGAACGGCCTCATAGGCGCGGCATACGGTCATGGGACGCTTGGGGTCGGTGAGCAGACGAACAAAGTCGGGGTTTTGCAGCTCCCGCTCGAGCGACATGGCGGGATAACGCCGCTTGGCCTCGGCCTCCTGCGCCTGCCAGACCTTGTACTGCGCACGCACGAGCGCATCGTGCACGGTCTGGCGCACACGCTCGTCGGGCTGCTCGCCCGGACGAACCGGTTCGGTCATCACACGCGCCGGGTCGATACCCGGACGCATCCCCTCGCCTGTCGGACGGTCACCCGCTGCCAGACGCACGGGCAGCGCGGTCTTTCCCGTTTCATCGGACGCGCCCTGCTGTTTGGCACGCGCCTGACGCAGCGCGCGGCGCACGGCGATGGCGACTTCGCGGTTGAATTCCGGTCGGAATTCGCCCTGAATGAGGGCGCGGAAGCGGCGCTCGCGGGACGGGTCGGATTTTACGGACTGTTTCAAACGGATTCCTCCTCTCGATCGGCACAGAAATACCCTTCGGTGCGCATCTGGATGTAGTTCGGATAGGTGTTTTGCAGCTGCGCCAGACCGATGACGGCGGCGTAGAACAGCACGTCGGTCGCACCGCTGGCGGCACAGGTGATGCGCGCGTCACCGGGCTGGAGCTTGGCATGGAAGCCGCGGCAGTCGAAGGCAGCGAGGGCACCGGCCAGGGTATTGACCAGTGTGCTGACGGCGGCGCAGACGATGTCCTGTCCGCGGTTATCGTAGCCGGCGTGACCGGCGACATGCAGAGCGCAGCGGTCGTCCCGCCTGCCCGCGAAAATCATAATCATGGTGTTTCACCCTCCCCTGCCCGACTTGCGGACGTGCCTGTTTTTGGAATGAGCTGCTGGGCGACCGTGAGCGGTGCGCCCTGTTTGGCATTCGATGCCGTGCCCTGTGGATTGACCGCTGATTGCTGGACCCCGGCTTGCGCGGCGATGCGCTTTTTGACGGTCTCGATGCCGTCAAAGTCCATCATTTCGAGCGCAATGAGCGCCTGACCGGCCAAATCGGGACGGAAAAAGCCCAGCCGATAGAGTTCCTTGGCCTGTTCGTTGCGGCTCATCTGGGTAAAGGGACTTGCCTTCTGGGCGCGCACCTGAATGTCGAAGGCGACGTGGCGATCGCGCCGCGCCAGACCGCCGAGGGTCAGGAATACCGGCTTGCCGTCCTCACCGGTGATGCGCACGGCGCGGCTGTCGTCGTAGAACTGACGAATCAGCTCGATGACCAGCGTGCACACCTGGGTGAACGCGCGGTAGCTGCCTTTGATGAGGTCACGGCTGAGCTTGCTGCCCGCCTCCTGCAAGGCAGCGATGGCCGAAGCCGCGGTGACACCAGAATTGGTACCACCCTGGGCAAAATCGCGGTTGCCGCTGGTCTCCTTAAGTTCCTCGACCTTGTTTTGCAGGTGGTTCGCGATGAACGCGGGCAGCGGTTCGACCTCAATCTGCCGGAGGTCGTCGGGGTCGAGCCTGCCGGTGACGTGGACGAAATCACGGGTAAAGTCGGCAAATTCCTGCTCGTTGACACCGCATGCATCGCGATAGAACCAACGCGGCCGACCGGCCAGACGGGCATTGTTTAAGATGATCGCGTCCAGCTGGTCGATGTACCCCTGCGTGCCCTTCATCAGATCGACATAGCCGAACCCGGCCGGGCTGTCCTCGAGGGGAAAGAGTACGTCGAGCACAAAGGGATACTGTCCGTGATCGTAAAGCCCCTGACTCATAAACATTTGTTCGTTTTCAGAGGCGTAAAGCACGGTCGAACCGACGAACTTGCAGAAATGTACGATGGTTTTGCCGTTTGGCAGACGTTTTTTGTAGTACCAGTCCACGACCTGCGACTTGCCCGAGCGGTCGAGCACATCCTCGGGAATGCGCTGGTTGGTACTGTCGATGGGCGCGCGCAGCTTGCCGCGTAACGCCGGATAGGCCGCGTCGAGCAGGTCGTTGTCGCACTGGGTGACCAGGAACAGATTGCGGCTGTCCTGAATGTCGCGCACACCCGGCTCCCAGAAGAGATTTAAGAGATCGACCGCCGTGACCCTTACGTCACCCCGTCCGTCCTCGGCTTCGGGGTCCCAGAAGACACCGTAACACGCCGTGCCGTGGCGGAGCTTTGGGTAAGCATTGCGCGAGTATAAACCCTCGAAGTCCGACCGCTCGAGAATGACCGGCAGAATCCGTGATAGGGTTTTGGCATCCTGCATGTCCGACGGCTCACGGGGTAAAACGTCGGGTGCGGGGTAGTTGTCCATCATGTCGCCGTGCTTGCCGAGTAAGCTGTTGAGCAGCCAACCGGACGCCGGCGCAGGCTCACCGGAGCGAACGGCGGCACCGTGCCGCAAGCGATACCATCGCTCATCTTCGAGAATGCGGCGGTCGAGCGATTGCTTGCCGCGCCGGTAGGCCTCGAGTAAATCGGCAGCGCGTTGGACTTCGGCCTTGCCGATCACGTGTTTTTTGGATTGCACGAAAGAAAGAACCTCCTTTTTTTTTAAAAGAATCACCGCACCCCTTACTGAAAGTTTCGCCAGCCTTTTCAAAGGCTGCGGGTTCTCAGGGCAGCGCCCTGAGTCGCGTCCCGCAGGACGCGAAATCCCCTCTTTGATTCCGGTCAACAGCCGGAATCAACAAAAACTAATTCCAAGCGCCGCCCGCAGGCGGCAAGACTCCCCTGCGGCCTTTCGGCCGCTCATGGAAAACCAACCGACTGGTTGGTTTTCCCCTGCCGTTCCCGCCCCAGCGGTGCAGCTCAGTCCACGCGGCAACAGATGCAGCTGCGGTTTGGGAATCCGTTCCGCAGGGAACGGATTCCATGAGCGCGCCTGGCGCGCAGAGTATTTCGCTCGCTGCGGCGAGCGATTATTTGTTTATTTTGGTTGATTCCGGTCGTTGACCGGAATCAAAAGGGGTATTTCGCGCTCTGCGGAGCGCGCCTCAGGGCTCTGCCCTGAGAACCCGCAAACCTTTGAAAAGGTTTGATCCAAACTTCATTTCGCCTGCGGGCGGGAATGGGTGCGCTGCTGATCGATTCACTGCGAAAACTCCATGACAACATACCGCATTTCATCATAAATATGATCTTCCATCGACGTATTGACGTCCTCAACATTGGTCGAATCATACACGAGTGCAGGCACGGTGCGGATAAAGTGCCGGCAGGTATGGAACACGGTCAGTCCGGGGATGCCGTTATGGTCGAACGCCAATCTATGATGCACCTGCATTTTGCCCGCGATTCTGGCGTTATCGCCGCGATCGAAGAACACGCCCTCGCGTTCCATCATCTGCGCGATGCTTTCGCCGCGGCTCTCGTCGAAGATGGAGGGGTCAGCCACGCCGCGCACGGTGCGGCCTTTGATGTTGGGGTCGTCCTGTTCGATTTGTTTGATTTCGCGAGCGATGCGAGCGGGTTCCCAGCGAACGCCCTCGTTTGGCGTGCCGGTACATCCGTAAAGTTCGCGGATGCGGCACAGAGCGCCGTCCGGGCTGATGGCCCACCAGCCGACCGAGAACGGACGGGAGTAGCCGAAGTCGAAGCCGCGGACAATGCGCCAGTTTTTGGGGATGGGGAACGGGTCGACGACGTGGGTGTAGCGGCGGTCGGCGTAGTGAGCAGGGTCAGCGCGCCACTCGGAAAAGACCTGACCGGCGAATGCGTCCCAGTCACCGTAGAGCAGCGCACGTTTGTCCGCATCGGGCAGGGCTGCCAGACGGGCAGCGTAAGCAGGGTCGTTTTTGAGCAGGATTTGGTTGTCAAAAACCGTACTGGGAACGAAAATTCGGCTGCGTTTTGCGTTGAGCACGGCACCGTCTGGTGTGAGCATGCTCACATCTTCCCAGATCGTCTGCATGGGCGGTGCCGGGGTCAAAAACCGTGCTTTGACCCATCCGTGACCGATGCCGCCGGGGTTTGCCGAAGCCCGCAAGTAGACGCGCGTACCCGGACCGGACGCGCGGTTTCGCGAGAGCAGGTAGAGATATTCGTCCTGGGTAAAGTGGGTCAGCTCGTCGAACGCGATGTAGTCGTAGGCGCGGCCTTGGTATTTAAAACGGTCGTTTGTGTGCTGCATCGCGCCGAAACTGATCTTCGCGCCCGACGGGAAACGCCACTCGTGCCGGGCTTCACTCCACTGCGTAGCGGGAAACGCGCCGCGGTAGTATCGCTGGGACTTGTCGATGAGCTCGGACAGCTCGGGGTAAGTTTTTCTGAGGATGAGTGCGCGGTAGTGCGGGATATGCACCTGCCGCAGCGCCTCAACCACCAGCGCTTCACTCTTACCGCCGCCCGCCGCGCCGCCGTACAGTGCCTCGTCCTCGAAGCGGGAGAGAAAGATTTCCTGCCGCTTCTGCGGGCTCCAGAGCACCACGTTTTACGCCTCCTTTCGATGGTTTTCCGTTTTGCATAATTATGCTAAAGAATCGGCATACATGAAATTTGTAACATAATGTCCTGCAAAAATGGGAAAACGCGGGAAATGTGTGATTTTGGAAAACCGGGTCAGGATTCGGTTTCGGGTGGCATGGGCTGAGGCAGTTCGATGACGCCGCCCTCGGTTTCGCCGTCCTGCGCGGCGGGTTCACCGCCCCAGGCGCGGGGCATCCGGTTTTTGAGCCAGAACTGCTGTGCGGTAGTGGACGGGGAATCGTAGACTTCCTCGGTTCCCTGCACGATCTCCTCGTACTCGCGCAGTTTCTTGCCGGTCTGATCGTCGTACTCGACGCGCTTGACCTTAAACAGCTTGCTGACCGGCCGCACGCCGCCGACCGCACTGCGGAAGAGCGCCTGTTCGACTGCTGCGTCCTGTCGGCGATTGGCCATCAGGTTTCACCTCCTGTCGCAAAGTGTTCGAACTTATGTTCGTTGTTAATAGCATAACATGGTTTTATGACACCGTCTATCCGGCGTATGTCTGAGATTTTTGTCCACAGGGTGTGCAGGCAGTGTCGAACGGTGTCGCGGTGCAGGGACAAAAAAACGACCGAACGCGCGGTTTTTCCGCAGCTTTTTTCGGTCGTAAGCGAGCCCATCCACAGCCCTGTGCATATTTCCGTCTTTGTCCCCCAAAAACCGACCGGTGTCATATTTTGGGGCAAAATGTCTTGTGTAGTGTTTGGTTTGACGCCGTCGTTTGCCGTCGTAAGACTGTCCGCTGTGTCGAAGGTGCTCGAACATTTGTTTGAAAAATATCTGGACAATGGGCGATCTATGCGTTATCATGTAGATATCCCAAAGAAACGGAGGGCCTGCGATGAAACCCGTCAAACCGACCGCGGCTGTGCCGCCGCAAAACCTGGCTGCTTTGCAAGCGGTCATCGGCACACGCAATGCGCGGAAGTTGTGCCGAGCGTTCGGCGGCTCTACGCTGTACATCCCCAAGCTGGAGGGCGTTGACCGACCGAGCCGCAACCGGCAGATTCGGCAGGATGCAGCGCACGGGGCAACGGTGGCCCAGCTGTGCGCGACCTATCACCTGTCCGAGCGGCAGGTGCGTCGGATCTTGTCCGTCCGTCCGCCCAAAGATTTTTGGAGCGAACCGTGGTGACCGGCGGTTGCATAACCGCCGCACCGCGCATAGGATACCAATGAAAAAAGGAGTGATCTAGTT